TGTTCGGCATTGAGACGGCTCCCGCGCGACATCTTACCGGCAGCCTCGGCGATGATGTACAGCTCGCGCTCGATCAGGTCCATCGCATGACTTGGCGTTAGCAGGCGTCGCGGCTGCATCGGGCCGGAGTCAGGCTTCGGCGGGAACAGGGCTTCCATGTCCAGCCCGAGAGCATCGAGTACCGCTCGGACGTGGCACCCGCCGTAGCAGTGCATGAGCACGCGGCCGTCGGTTGCTTCCTTCACGCTCAGGGATGGCGACTTGTCATCGTGAGCCGGACACCGAGCGGACCACTGACCCGCCGAGCGCTGCCGGACGCCTTCCAGGCGCATCAGGATCATCTCGGCGTTCATTTGGATGGCGATGAACGCAGGTGTGGCTCTATGCGCCTCAGCTCGATCTCGACTTCATCCCACCCCGTTGCGAACATGCCGAACGCGCCGACGCTGCGCAAGTGCTGGATGTAGGCAAGCTGCCCCTCTTCGCGCTCTCCCCTGGGTCCGCGCCAGCCTAGCCGCTTAACCTCAATCACGAACCGCTTTCCGCCGACCAGGGTGCAGTGAATATCGGGCGAGTTCATGCGCCGACCGTCAACGCGGTAGACCCGGTGGAACGGGATATGCCGCTGCTCCCCCGCCGCGTTGCGCTCGACGCTGGTGCCGCTGTTCACGCGCTCGACCAGGGCGATCATGCGGTGCATCCGCAGGCCGTCGATGATCTGCTTTTGTACGTCCTTTTCCAGCGGCACGCCGGATGGTTCGGGCGCAGCGCGCGGCTTTGGTGCTGGCGGCATGTTGATGATCACGCGGGGTTTGTCGGCCATCGCCGCGTATAGGTCCATTGTGGCCTGATTGCGCAGCATCTGATCGCGCAGACTGATGCGCCCGCGACTCACTGGCGGGCGGCCCAAGCTGCCTCCAGCGGTGTGCGACGCCGCAGCGCCAGTGTCACGACATCGACGTTCTCCGCCGGCTCCTGAACGCCGACCCAGGCCCAGACGTGAGCCAAACCGGTGAGCCGGCCATACCTGTCCGGCACCAGCTTCGAGTCAACCACCTCGGCATCGCGGGACGCGCGCCAACGTAGCAGACACATATCTACGGTGTGCCGATTGACGCCTGATGCTGCGGCAATATCCATGATGGTGCCTGACCCGCCGGCCATCATCCACTCGCGCAGTTGCGTGCTGGCGCCACGGTTGATGACACGCCTGGGGTCGTGGTTTTTCTTGGTCATGATTGACCCATTTCAGCGGTTGATGATTCCGGCGAGGCGGCCGGCGATGGGGCCGGCGATGGGGCCGGGTCGGCCACCACCGCCGAAGCGGCCCTGGTCATGATGCGCTTGAACATGGGCTTGTAGGCACGCACCACCATCGGCGGCACCTTGCCGTTCGACTTCCACGCATTGACGCGCTGCCGCCCGGTGTTCTTGTCAAAGCCCAGCCTGCGGGCCAGTTCGGTCTGCCCGCCCGCTGCTGCGATCAGCGCGGCGACCTCGGCGTGTGTCTGAAAGTCCATGAGCCGATTCTGGCCGCGTAAAAAAAACTTGTCAAGTAAAAAAAACTGTCGCACAATCGGCTCCGCCATCCGGCAATTTTTCAACCAACATGAGGGCTGCAATGAGCACCACCAGGATTTACGTTGTCAAGACCAAAACGGGGGAACACCTCGTCGAGGCGCCGAACCCGTCGCAGGCCGTGAAGACGGTAACGCACGCCGGGGTCACCGTCACCGCCGCGTCCACGAAGGACGTTGCGAGGCTGCTGGGGGCCGGCGTGAAGCTGCTCTCCATTGAGCCGGCCGAAGTCTGATCGAAACCACGGGGGCTGCCATGACGAAGATCGTAATGAAGGGCGCGGTGTTCTTGGACACCGGCGATACCTACGGCACGCGATATGCGTTTTTCGAGGGCGACGTGCGCGACTGGGGCACGTACATCTCGGTCGCACCGTACACCATCGAAGTAGAGGAGACCCGCTGCATGCGCGCCGAACAGGTCGCGGCGATTGAAAAGCAGCGCACCGAACTCACGGCGAAGTACTCCGCCGCGATGGCGTTGATCGACAAGCGGGTGAGCCAGCTCACGGCGATCACGAACGACGCCGCTCCTGGGGAGTGATCATGAAAACCGTCAACCTTCCCGGCATCTACGATGCCGCGCAGATTCCGATGGCCGACTACCTGGCCGACCCGTGCCCGCAGCCGTCGCTTTCCAGCGGCGCGTGCGTGACAATTCTCACCCGCAGCCTGCGGCACGTTTACGAGGACCACCCCGGGCTGGGCGGCGGACGTGAACAGGACGACAGCGCGGCATCGGACATGGGCACCATCGCTCACGACCTGCTGCTCGGCGGCGAGGGGAAAATCTGCGTCATCAACCCCGAGGACTACCGCTCGAAGCCGACGAAAGACAACCCCGAGGGTTCCGTGCCGGCCGGTTGGACGAATGGCGCGATCCGTGCGGCGCGTGACGAAGCGCGGGCCAACGGACTGACTCCGATTCTGCCCGGAGCGATGGCCGGCGCCCGGCGCATGGAACAGGCCGCGCGGGATTTTCTGGACCTGTCCGAACTGGCCGGCGCGCTCAGTGCCGGGGTCGGCGAAGCCACGATGATCTGGCAGGAAGGCCAGACCTGGTGCCGCGCCAGGCCAGACTGGGTGAACCACGAGCAGCGGATCATGCTGCACTACAAGACCACGCAAGCGAGCGCGGCGCCGGAGACGTTCGGGCGCCTGGCCGTGAACTCAGGGTATGACGTGGCGCTGGCGTTCTACCGTCGCGGGTGGGAGACACTGACCGGACAGCAGGACTGGAAGCACGTCATCCTGGCCCAGGAACAGGCCGCGCCGCACGCCTGCTCTTTGCACACGCTGGACGCTGCCGCGTGGGCGATTGCCGACGAGAAGGTATCCAGAGCCATCGGACTGTGGAAGCACGCACTGGCGACTGACCACTGGCCGGCGTACAGCGGCGCCATATCGTTCATCACGCCGACACCGTGGGCGCTGGCCGAAGCCGAACGGCTGGCTCAGGAAAGCATGGGAGACGAGTCATGAGTTACGGACCGTGCATGTGCGGCGCCACCGATTGCCGTTCCTGCGGCCCCGCCCAAGGGTACGAGGTGCGGCGCATCTGGCGAAAAGGCCGCTGGTACTGGGTGAACCCCGAGGACGGCGATGAGGAGGAGGGCGAGGACGACTACCCCGAACCGGACGTGAGGGAGGACGAATGAAAGCATGGCATTTTGTTGGCGACACTCTCAGAGACGGTCGCCCCGTACCAAAGGACGGCGAACTGCTTAGGTTCAACAGAACACCGATTCCTTGCCACTCCGGTTTACATGCCGGCCCCACACCGTTCGACGCGCTGCAGTACGCGCCAGGGGCGACCCTGTGCCTTGTGGAATGTGGCGGGATCATGGTCCCGCACGGCGATCCGGTTGACAAGTATGCCTGCCAGGAACGCACCATCATTACTCGCATGGATACAACCCTACTGCTGATATATTTTGCGCGGCAACAGGCATTGTCCGTCGCCCACCTGTGGGACGCGCCGCAGGTGGTCCTGGACTTCCTTATGGGAGACGAAAACTGTCTGGCTGACGCCTGGGCTGACGCCAGGGCCGCCGTCTGGGCTGCCGCCTGGGCTGACGCCAGGGCTGACGCCTGGGCTGCCGCCAGGGCCGCCGCCTGGGCTGCCGCCAGGGCTGACGCCAGAACTGAATTCAATACCCTCGTCTACGAAGCCTTCGAGGATTGGATATGACCGCCTTCACCTTCCACCCGGCTCAACGCCAGAACGTTTCCCTGCTGATTGGCCTGGCCGGCGGCACTGGAAGTGGCAAGACGTTTACCGCGATGCGCCTGGCAATGGGCATCGCAGGCGACAAGCCATTCGCGGTGATCGACACCGAAGCTGGCCGGGCGAGTCACTACGCCGACCAGTTCAAGTTCGACGTGGGAGAACTGCGCCCGCCATTCAGCCCGGACGCCTACGCCAACGCGATCATGGCCGCCGACGCGGCCGGATACCCGGTGATCGTGGTGGACTCCATGAGCCACGAATACGCGGGCGACGGCGGCATCCTGGACATGCAAGAAGCCGAGTTCACTCGAATGGGAAGTCGTGAGGCGACGAAGGTGGCGAGTTGGATCAAGCCGAAGATGGCGCACAAGAAGATGATGCAGACCCTGCTGCAGGTCCGGTCGCATTTGATTTTGTGTTTCCGCGCCGAGCCGAAGATCGAGATGGTCAAGGTGGACGGCCGGCTGCAGATCGTCCCGAAGGAAACGCTCACCGGCCGCGACGGATGGGTGCCCGTGACGGAGAAGAATGTGCCGTTCGAGTTGACGGCATCGTTCCTGCTCACGGCCGACGCGCCTGGAGTGCCGAAGCCGATCAAGCTGCAGGAACAGCACCGAGCCCTGTTCCCGGTCGATCAGCCGATCAGCGAAGGGGCTGGAAAGCGCATCGCCAGGTGGGCCGCTGGCGGGAAGCCGGCGACGACTGCGACGACTGCGGAGGGCTCGGCTTGAGCGATGGGTTAGGCGTGGTGAACGCAGAGGGACAGACGATGAACAGAAAAGCCATTCTCGCGGTCGCGGCAGTCGCCTTCACGATTGCCGCCGCTTGCATGGCGGCGGCATTTGCTGAAGAACAGCAACTGTGGAAGTTGATTTCCTGCGGCGGTTTCACGGCAGCCGCGCTGGTGTATTGGTGCAAAGTGATTAGAGCATAACGTTCGAGGTAACGCGGACCCAACGGCGCGAGGAAACCTATGAACACCACCGGGGCCAAGCCCCACAACCTGAAGGACTGAAGATGAAGCAGATCGTGATTGCCCAGCGCGGCTGGGTGTTCGTTGGTGATGTCGAACGTAGTGGCGACGACGTGACCATCACCGGAGCCCAGTGCATCCGCCGCTGGGGTACCACCAAAGGCCTGGGCGAGCTGGCCAAGGCCGGCCCGCAGAAAAGCACGGTGCTCGATGACATGGGCACGGTGCGCCTGCACGCGCTGGCCGTTGTCGCGTCGCTGGATGTCGAGGCCGCGAAGTGGCCCGCGCTCTGATCGACAGCGAAGCCGTCGCGATTTCTCACGGCGACGGCTACGGCTACGGCGACGGAGACGGAGACGGCTACGGCTACGGCGATGGCTACGGAGACGGAGACGGAGACGGCTACGGAGACGGAGACGGAGACGGAGACGGAGACGGAGACGGCTACGGCTACGGCTACGGCAACGGCAACGGCTACGGCAACGGCTACGGCTACTGAACCCGGGCGGCAGGCGCCGCCCTCTTTCCCGCTATCGCTCCCGCATCAACGCTCAGTCAACGAATCGTAGGCCCGCTCGCAGGCAGCTCCGGCACCACCACGCTGGTCGGCGACGATAGCAAGCTGCCCAGCAACGACGACAACCCTTGAGAGCACGTCAATGAGCACAGCCCCGGAGTCGGTGGCTGGCGCGCTTCCGGCGGCAGCGGTGGGATTGACGGAGGGGCCACCACGACAGGCGGCGGCAACGGCTGCGGCGCGCTGGCGCAGGCCGTCAGCAGCACCAGTGACAGCGACAGCATCGCGCCGAGCGCGATCTTGCATGACTTGGGCCTCATGTGCGATCTCCTGGGTTGCTGACTGCCGGCGCTGTTCCTCGGCCCTGGCTGACTCGCTGGCGCTGGCCGCTGCTGCGAACTCTGCGGCCCTTTCGGTGTCCCAACGGGCCTGAACGACAGCAGTTTCAGCGCGGCCCTTGGCCAGGCCGTGGCGGTCCCCGGCGAGCCAGACTGAGGCCGTGATAGCGACGACGGCTGCGGCCCCCGCCAGCAGGCGATACGGGGCCGGGATGAGGTCTAGTATCACGCCTGCCACTCGCCCGAGTCCATTTGCGCCGCCAGCACGCGCACCCGGTTCGGGGTCTGCTGCGCCCATTTCGACTGCCGCATGTGCTCGGCAGCATCGGCGAAATGCTCATCTCGAATCGCGTCCAGCGTGCCATGGAACCCGAGCAGGCCCGTGATCCCGAGCTGAAACGCCATGCCGATCAGCACCGCCTGGCGCGGCTCGTTGAGCGCATCGAACCACGGCAGCATGTGCCGGCAGGCCAACGTGGCGTTTTCGATATCGCGGGCGAGCTGGTAGGACACCTGCGAGTCGGTCCACTCCGCGCCCTCGTGAACGTCCGAACTGCAGTGCCCGACGCCGATGGTCCATTTGCCCAGCGTGTCGCGGTACGCCTGGCAGCGCCGGCCTTCGAAGCGCTCGATCTGCTCGGCGACGTTCATGGCTTGGGCTCCGTGTCCTTCTTCGCCCACAGTGCCGCGCCGTGCGCGCCGGCAACGACGCTCAGAGCGGTGGCGAGCGCCTGGATGTCCACGACAACGCCGTGCCACCAGTTCCCGGCGGCAGCCGCGACGACGGCGATGAACGACCCCGCCCAAGACCAGCGGCCCAGGTCGTGAGTGAACCCATCGACCCCGGTGAAAAGCTGCCGGAGGACGCTCATACCTTGTCCGCCTTGGCGTCGAGCTTGTCGTAAATCTTGTCGAGCATCGTGAAGATGCGCAAGTCCTTCGCTTCCTCGCGGTCCTCGTGGCCCTTGAAGTATTCGGACCTCACGTAATCCTTGGCGACCGTGGCCTGAAAGTCGGTGTGATCCTTCTTCAGGCCCTGGACTGCCTCCCACAGAGCCCTGATGATGAATCCCCCGAGAGCGCCCACAGCAGCGAATAGCCAGTTGATGATCGACTGCTCCATGTCGGACTCAGATACCGTCGCCTGGCGTGATGTACAGCGTGGAGGTCGTCGCCGTTGCGATGGTCGTGAACCATGCGTTAGGCGTGAGCGTGAGCACCATGCGCTGACCCGGCTGGATGCAGAACCCGTTTGCCGGGGTGCCGCCGGTCGGGATCACCGCAGCGGTCGCCGTGCCGCTCTGCGCCGTGCCCGTGTTCACGAACATCGGCACCGCGCCGACGCACTGCAGCAGGTACTGCGCAGGCCCGATGGACGTGAGGGCAGATCCCGTCGCCGCTTGAGCGTTGAGCACCTGCACGGCGGACGTGCTCGTCACCGCTGAAACGATGGCCGTGGTGTTGCCCTGCGGCTGGAATGCGGCGCCGATCATTTTGCGGCTCCCGGCTTGCGGGCGTGCGTGCCCTGCGTCTTCGACCCGCGCACCACGAACGACACGCGGCGGTCGCCGTCCATGTGGTCGGTCTTGCCGAGGATGCCGCCCGGCGGGACGTTCATCTTCACGCCCATGTTCAGCACCGGGATGTAAGCGCGAGGCTCGCCCGGCGTCCAGTCGGTGCTCTGATGCCCGATTTTCGGGGCTTTCGTCCAGAAGCTCATGATTCGTCCTTCGGTGAAATGACAGCCCTGTCGGAAGCCTGCGCCGCATCGATGCGGGTCGCGGGCAGGAACACCAGCAGCGCGAAGATCGTCGCCGCAGCGATGCGCTCAGTGCCTGGCAGGTACATCGCCCACGCGAACAGGCCGAAGGTCAGCGCCATCGCCAGCAGCAGCATGATGCGCGCCGACAGGACGTTGATTCCGACCCGGATGTATAGGAGAAGCACCTTGGTTTCGTTGTTCATGATCCAGCCCTTCGTTGATTCACTTGTCGGTGAAGCTAGAGCCCCACTCACCATCGTTCAGCTTGGCTTTCACTGCCTCAAGCTTCAAGATTCTGTCCCACACCTTCGACTTCGCCGTGATGGTGTAAGGCTTGCCTGTCTCAGGATCGTCACCGACGCTCACAGACTTGAGTTCCTTGGTGAGCTGCTTCTCAAGCTCGTCGCGGAGTTTTGATTCTGATGCCATGATTGGATTGTCAGTCAAATATGCCTGATTTCAAAGCCGTGGCGATGAGCAGCATCAGATCGTCTTCGGACTGCTTCAGGCGCCACACGTAGAGGGGCCACTCGCCGATGCCGCCGCGCTTTGCTGCCGGCGTGGGCGTGACCGAAGGAGCGAACGAAGGCGACCATATCGTCGTCGTCCCCTCGAAATACTCGACGCGCTGCCCGACGATGATTCCAGCCAGGGGCGGCGCCTGCCGTGGCGTGTCCGGTGGCATCGTCACGAACACCAGCGCTTGCTGTTGCGTCGGGTCTGCCTGCGGACTCGCCAGCAACGTGCCGATTACCGGCGACGGTGGCGGACCCGACAGGAACGGACGCCACACCTGCGGCGCCGGCTGCGGCGGGATTTCCTGCGGCTGGTCGATCAGATCGCCGGCTGGAAGAACGGCAGGCGCAGCAGACGGTATCGGCGTCGTGTTGAACGTCGCCGCCCACCCGGCCATGAACGCGCTGCGCTGCCCGCCGATGTCGATTGACGGCGCTTGCGGCTGCGGCTGGACCGCCGGCGCGGTGCTCGGCGGCGGCGCGCTGAACAGCAGCGCCGAGAGCTGGCTCGGATCGGCCTGCGGCGCCGCGATGATCGCCGGCCGCAGCGGTGGGGCGGTGGGCGCGGCGGACGCAACAGGGATTGGCTGCGACAGCCAGGCCCACCCGGACGTGAACGCCGAACGCTGGCTGCCAACATCGATCTGAGGCGGCTGCGGCTGAGCCTGCGTTGACGTAGTGGGCGGCGGCGCGGAGAACGTCAGCGGGACGCGCTGCGATGGATCGAACTGAGGCGCCGCCGTGATCATCGGCCGCAGCGGCGGAGACTGCGCCGGCGCCGCCACCGGGATCGGCTTGAAGACCAGCGGGGCCGGCGCAGTCAGGTCGGGCTGCGAAGCGGCCGTGATCACGGGCCGGATTGCCGGCGCCGGCGCCGCTGCGGTCTGCAGGGCAACGCGACTGCCGAAGGTCTGCCCGGACCCGGCGATGTATGCGGCGCGCTGGCTGCCTACGTCATAGTTCGGCGGTTGCGGTATCGGTTTCGCCGACGCAGGCGGGAAGAACACCGCCGACGCGAACAGCACCGCGCCGCCGATGGCCGCGCCGAGAGAGAGGACGTTCTGGTGCCCGTTGGCGAAAAGCGTGGGCCGGTTCGGCGGATTGTCAACGGCTGGTGCTGACCCGAGCGGTATCAGGTCGGGGTCGAAGAACCCTTCCGGGACCGCCGTCTCATCGAACCATGTGATAGCCCGACCGGTCGTGTCGAATGAACCGATGCGGGCCATGCGCGATTACCAGCTATAGACGACGGCGTACCCCGCACCACCAATGCCGCCAGCGCCGCCCAGGCCCGTGCCGTTGCCGGCGCCACCACCACCACCACCGCCACCACCACGGCCGCCAGCGCCACCGGCGCCCCCCGTATCGTTCGCCGTCACCGACGAACCACCGCCCCCGCCCCCAGCGCCGCCACTGGTGCTGCTGCCTGACGCGCCCGCGCTGCCTGCTGTTGCCGGAGTGCTTGTGCCCGCCGCGCCGCCGCCGCCCAACGTGTAGGAGTCCGACGCGCCGCCCGTGCTGCCAGCGACAACCGCTGGAACGGCCGACGTGCCCGCTCCGCAGCCCCCGCCACCGCCGCCCTTGATCGAGCTTGAGCCATTGCCCGTTGTCGCTGGGACCGACGTGTGACCAGCACCAGCGGCGCCGCCGTTTTCGGCGCACCCGAGGAATGTGGTCATGGC